TTGCTGCATTAAATACTTTATTACAATCAGCAGGAGCATTGATTTGTAAGCGTTGGTTAATAGAGTTTGATAGAGCATTAAAGAGTAAAGGACTAGAAGCGTACTGTAAGCAAGTAGCTTGGGTGCATGACGAAATACAACTTGAAGTTATGAAAGGGTACGAAAAGGATGTCGGTAACACAGCAATCGAGTCGATTAAAAAGGCAGGAGAGTTCTTCAGTATCAGATGCCAACTTGACGGGGAATATAAAGTCGGTAGCAACTGGTCTGAAACCCACTAAAGAAAACAGAAAGAAATTTGATATTGATTTAGCTTATGGAAAAGTACATGAAGAAAAAATAATTTCCATGCTCCAAGATAAAAAGATTGAAGTTAAAACAGAACGTGGTATGTGGAGCAAGACAGGAAATATTGCTATTGAGTTTGAATCTTATGGTAAACCTTCAGGTATCAATGCTACTGAATCTGATTATTGGTTTCATAATTTAGCAATAGATGATGAAGTCTATTGTACGTTGGTATTCTCAACACCAATGTTAAAAAATATTGTTGAGAAACTAGATGACCATAAGGTTGTCAAGGGTGGAGATAATTGGGCATCCAAAATGTTCTTAGTTAATTTATCTAAACTCTTTTCTACAGACACACTTAAACTTTTCAAGGAGAAAATCAATGGCAAGGACGCTTCTAATTGATGGCGATATTGTTGTCTACCAATATGCTTCTACAGTAGAACAGGAAGTAGATTGGGGTGATGACGTATGGTCAATGTGGGCAGATGCAAAAGAAGGTAAACAGTTAATCCTACAATATTTAGATATTCTAATGGAAAAGACTTTAGCAGATGATATGTTATTTTGTTTTTCTGATAAGGATAACTTTCGTAAAACAATCGAACCTACTTATAAATCTAATCGTAAAGGTAAAAGAAAACCTGTTATCTATCTACCTTTAAAGAAATGGATAGAGGATAACTATCGTACCGAACAATGGACAGGATTAGAAGCTGATGATGTCATGGGTATCTTAGCTACTTGTAATCAAATAATAGAAGGAGAAAAAGTAATTGTGTCTGAAGATAAAGACATGATGACAATACCTTCCTTATTGTGGAGACAGGGGGAGATGTTAGATATTAGTGAAGAAGAAGCAGATTACAACCATCTATTACAAACATTGAAGGGCGATACTACTGATGGATATAGTGGACTACGAGGGGTTGGCGAGGTTAAAGCGAAAACAATACTTAAAGTACCTGTATGGAAAAGTGTTGAAGATGCTTTCATCAAAGCAGGTTACACAAAAGAAGATGCTTTAGTACAAGCTAGGTTAGCTAGAATATTAAGAGCAGAAGACTACAATTTTGAATTTGACCAACCTAGAGAATGGAGTCCTAAATGACAACAATGATAAACGTCCCTACAAAGAAAGCTACTGAGGAACATGAACGTCATTTAGATTATATGGCAAGAAGGTCAAGGGAAGAAGAAGAACAGAAAGAGTTGTTAAAACAATACACTTTATTTGATGAGGTTGAAGAAGATTGCCCCGTTAATCCAAGTCATTATAACACACTCAAGATACAACCAATGACATACATCCTAGCAAACGATTTAGATTTTTGTGAGGGGTCTGTTATTAAATACGTTAGTCGGTGGCGAATGAAGAATGGTATTACTGACTTAAAGAAAGCAATACGAAACTTAGAACTATTAATTAAAAATGAAGAAGGGAAGCAGTAAATGATACCGAATCGTCACTATGGAATGACATTACCAATATCAGAAGAAATAGACACAATTAAATACAGACAAAAGGGGGAAGATTTTTATTCAAAAATTGTTCGTATTGCAGGAGCACTAAAAGATAGTGCAACTCACTTTGAAGAATTTAAAGATGCTTTACGTACTATGCGTTTTCTCCCTGCAGGTAGAGTGCAAAATGCTATGGGGGCAACTCGCAAGACAACTGCATTTAATTGTTTTGTGTCAGGAACTATTGACGATTCAATGGATAGTATTATGGGTAGAGCATCCCAAGCTGCAGAAACTATGCGTAGAGGTGGTGGTATTGGTTATGATTTTTCTAAGCTACGCCCAAGAGGAGATTTAATTAAATCTTTAGACTCTAAAGCATCAGGTGCTGTTTCTTTTATGGGCATCTTTGATTCTGTTTGTCAGACTATTGCTTCATCAGGACATAGGCGTGGAGCACAAATGGGTGTGCTACGTATTGACCACCCCGACATTGAGCAGTTTATTACAGCAAAACAAAACTCAACATCACTTACAGGTTTTAATATTTCTGTAGGAGTAACAGATGAATTTATGAGATGTTTAAAAGAAGAACGCCCTTTCCCTCTAACCTATGAAGGTAAAGTCTACAAGGAAGTAGACCCTGTTGCTTTGTGGGATATGATTATGAGAAGCACATGGGATTGGGCAGAACCTGGGGTATTGTTTATTGATACTATTAATAAAATGAACAACCTACATTACTGTGAAACTATCGCTGCAACTAACCCATGTGGAGAACAACCTCTACCACAATTCGGTGCTTGTCTGTTGGGTTCTTTTAATCTTACTAAATATGTATGGGATAAGTCTTTTGATTTTGGTGCGTTTGTAAGGGATATCCATGTAGTTGTAAGAGCAATGGATAATGTTGTGGATAGGACTATCTACCCATTAGAAGAACAAAAAGCAGAAGCACTTAATAAAAGACGTATGGGTTTAGGAGTTACTGGTTTGGCAAACGCTGCTGAAATGTGTGGTTATCCTTATGCGTCAAAAGGTTTCAATGAGTTCACAGAAAAAGTAATGACAGAATTACGTGACCATTGTTATTCTGCGTCTTGTGATTTAGCAAAAGAAAAAGGTAGTTTTCCTTTATATGATGAATATCAATACTTACAAAGTAAATTTGTAAAAACTCTTAGCCCTTGGGTACAAGATAAAATTAAAGAATGTGGTATTCGTAACTCACACCTTACCTCTATTGCACCAACAGGCACAATTAGTTTAACTGCAGATAATGTAAGTTCAGGTATTGAACCACCTTATTCATTGTACTACGACAGGACAATACAACAATTTGATGGGCATACTGTTCAACGTGTAGAAGATTATGCGTACACTCAAGGCGTTAGTAGTCGTACTGCTAATGAAATTAGTGCTAAAGAACATTTAGAAGTATTAGCTTTAGTGTCAAAATATGTTGATAGTGCTGTGTCAAAAACTTGTAACGTAGGTAACAATGTTAATTACCAAGAATTTAAACAGTTATACACAGAAGCATGGGAGTTAGGTTGTAAAGGTATTACAACATTCAGAGCAGCAGGTAAAAGGTATGGCATCTTAAATGAAGTTGTAGAAGAAGAAACACCTAAAGCAGAAGCGTGTTTTATTGACCCTGCTACTGGACAAAAAGAATGTGAATAATAATACCCACTCATTAAGAGGATAGATATATGGAAGATTTAGATGAAAGACTCCCATTAAATGTCAATGATTTAATAGAAAAACTAAACAAAATATTCCCTGAAAGATGTGCACGAGTTGAACAAACTTTAAATGAAATTATGTACGAAGCAGGTCAAAGGTCAGTTATTTATTGGCTCTTAGAATTACAGGCTAGGGAAAACAACAACATTAATAAGGATGAATAAAATGTGTATTCCATCACCACGTGCTCCTGCAGCACCTGCACCAGTAAAACAAGAAGAAAAGCCAATGACTAAAGAAGAACTTTATGCAAACACACCTCATATGATGACGGGTTCTAACAAACCTAAAAAAGCTAAAATTGGTAAACAAATGCTACGTACCGATTTGAATATGTCAAGTGGTGGTTCAGGCTTAAATATTGCTTAATAAAAAGGGTTTCATTATGCACGATAATCAAAGTACGTGTGCCCAAAAATATCACAAACTAACTGCTGATAGGGAAGTATACTTAGATAGAGCAAGGGAATGTTCAGAATTAACTTTACCTGCTCTTATACCACCTGAAGGATTTAGTTCAGTTACAGATTTATACCAACCTTTTCAAAGCACAGGAGCAAGGGGTGTCAATAATTTAGCGTCAAAATTGCTTTTGTTATTGTTTCCACCTAACGCACCTTTCTTTAGGTTAGCTATGGATACAGCTACTAAAGCTGAGTTAGACCAAAGTGGTGATTTACGGGCACAGATAGAAGATGGACTTGCAGGTATTGAGAGAGAAATTTCAGGGGAAATAGAAACCTCTGCTATGCGTGTCCATGTGTTTGAAGCACTAAAGCATTTAATTATATCAGGTAATGTATTAGTACACTTACCAAAAAAAGGTGGTATTAGAGTTTTTCCATTAAGTAGTTATGTATGTAAACGTGACCCTAATGGTGAATTACTAGAAGCAATCGTAGAAGAAAAAATATCTCCACAGGTTTTACCTGAAAATATGGAAGGTATTGACTACGAAAAAGACGAACTAATAAAAATCTATACAAAAATATATAGAACAGATATTGATAACTATGAAATATACCAAGAAGTAGAAGGTCAAGTAGTACCTGAATCTAGGGGTACATACAAAAAGGAATTGTTACCTTGGAGAGCATTACGCATGGTTCACCTAGATGGTGAAGATTATGGGCGTTCATATGTTGAAGAATATATTGGAGATTTAAAAAGTCTTGAGGGGCTTATGGAATCACTTGTTTCTGCAGCAGCAGCTTCTTCAAAGTTAGTATTCTTAGTTAGACCCAATGCTTCAGTCAAAAGGCGAGACTTAACTTCAGCAAAGAATGGTGCTGTTATAGGTGGGATGCCTGAAGACGTAAAAGTATTACAAACTGAAAAATCACATGATATGCGTGTGGTATTAGAAACAGTAAAAAGAATTGAAGATAGACTAGCTTTCGCATTTCTTTTAAATACATCAATACAACGACAGGCAGAACGTGTTACTGCTGAAGAAATTCGGTTTATGGCACAAGAACTTGAGTCTGCTCTAGGTGGTGTATATTCAATTTTGTCTCAAGAAATGCAATTACCTATTGTCCATATATTAATGGATAAGATGTCTAGTGCAAATAAAATACCTAAACTACCTAAAGGAACTGTAAATCCTGTAATTGTAACAGGAGTTGAAGCGTTAGGTAGAGGAAACGATTTAAACAAGCTAAGAACTTTTATACAAGATATTGTGCAACTTGCTCAAGCAAACCCTGAAACTTTACAAAGAGTTAATTTTGGCGATTTAATTGCTAGATTAGCTACAGGGCATGGGATTGATACTGTAGGTCTTATTAAGACTGAAGAAGATATACAACAAGAACAGCAACAAGCACAAATGCAACAACAACAAATGATGCAAGAACAGCAACAAGCACAAATGCAACAAGCAACACTCCCAGGAGTTGCAAAAGAAATGGTAAAGGGAGTCAACAAAAGGGCAGAAAATGACCCTGATGCTGCAGCAGCTATGCAAGAACAGATGGCAGCTATGGCACAACAACAACAACCAACGCAATAAGGATTAAAATGACTGAAAAAACTCTTAACAAACTAGAACCAAAAAAGGAAACTCCTGTTAAAAAGGAATATCCTACATGGCAGGGTGTGGAGAAAGCCGAAGATGGTGTTACCTACATAAATAAAAATGGAAACCTTATTCGTAGGGGGACTAAATAATAATGGGTGATACACAAACTATTGAAATGGAAGGTAGTATTACAGGTGCAGATGCCCCTAGTGATACAGAACCAAAACAGGAGCAAGAACGCCCTGAATGGTTGCCTGAGAAATTTAAAAATCCTGAAGATATGGCTAACGCCTATAGTGAATTAGAAAAACAATTTACACAACAACGACAAAATGACAAGACTGAAGAACAAAACGAGAACACAGAGTTATCTATTGATGATGCACAGGAAGCTGTAGAAAATGTAGGCTTAGATTTTGCTGCTATGACAGAGGATTATGTTACTAATGGTCAATTATCGGAAGACAATTATAAACTATTAGATGAAAAAGGTATTCCTAAAGAAGTAGTAGACGCTTATATTGAAGGGCAAAAAGCTGTGTCTGAAAATATGAAACAAAATGTATTTAGTTCTGTAGGTGGTGAAGAAAATTATAAACAAATAACAGATTGGGCATCTAATAATATGTCTGAATCTGAAAAAACAGCTTACAACAATTCAGTTAATTCAGGTGATTTAGAACAAGCTAAATTAGCTATAGATGCTTTAGCTGCACGTTATAAATTACAAACTGGTACTACCCCTAATCTAGTAGGTGGTAAAGCATCAGAAAGCATGGACACATATACATCATGGGCTGAAGTGACAAGTGACATGAAAGACCCTAAATATGCTAAAGACCCTGCTTACCGAGCAAAAGTTGAAGGAAAACTTGGGCGAAGTAAATCAATCACTTAGTCATACTATCTAGTATGCTAAATAGTTCAGACAAGACAGACCAAAACTAGACCCTTATATAAGGACACTCTTGCAAAATGAGGTTGGCGAGTTAAGAACGAAAACTAAACTTAAACTTAACTAACTTTAAAAAGGAGTCATTTATTATGGCTAACGCAAACCCATCTGATTTAGGTCAGATAAATAATACAGGAACAGCAGATGTTTTGTTCCTAAAACAATTTAGTGGGGAAGTCCTCGCTAGTTTTGAGCAGTCTACTGTAGCTATGGATAAGCATATGGTACGTACTATTGCTTCAGGTAAGTCAGCACAATTCCCTGTCATGGGACGAAGTTCTGCTGCCTATCATACCCCAGGAGCAGAGATTAATGGTACTGATATTAATCATGCTGAAAAAGTAATTACTATTAACGACTTGCTACTTAGTTCGCATTTCATTGCAAATATTCAGGAAGCTAAAAATCACTATGATGTAAGGTCAGTTTACTCTGCCGAAATGGGACGTGCACTCGCTTTCCAAATGGATAAGCATATCCTTCAAACTATGGTTCAAGCTGCAGCAGCTTCTGCAAACGTAGGCGATACAGGCTACGCTGCAGGTACAGTTATTACTTCTGCAAACGCAGGTACAGTATCTGCTGACTTGATTGCTGCTATCTATGATGCTGCTGAAGCACTAGATGATGCTTATGTTCCTGCTGATGGACGTTTCTGTTACCTTAAACCTGCACAGTATTACTTACTTGCTAACGCATCTAATGCTGTAAATGTAGATTTTAGTGGTAGAGGTTCTATTGCTGATGGTACAGTTCCACAGATTGCAGGTGTAAACCTAATCAAAACACCACATCTACCAACTGCTAACGTAACAGGCACAGGGGTTGATGCAGGTGGAGCAGGGGGAGCACAAGTTGCTGCTGCTGCAAATACTCTAGCGATTGTGTCTCACACTTCTGCTGTGGGTACAGTAAAACTAATGGATTTAGCTGTTGAAAGCGAATACGATATTCGTAGGCAAGGTACATTGATGGTTGCAAAATATGCAGCAGGTCATGGCGTACTAAGACCCGAAGCAGCAGTACAAATTCAATCTGCATAATATCAACATAGCGAGAGTCCTTAATTGGGCTTTCGCTTTTTTTTACAGGAAAACAAAATGGCAAATCCAAATCCGACTACAGAAATAGAAGCTGTCAATATTATGTTAGCTTCCATTGGGGAAGCACCTGTATCTAGTATTAGTAATACTGCACTTGTTGATGTATCTATTGCAAAATCAATCTTGGATGAAACAAATGTTTCAGTTCAATCCACAGGAATATACTCTAACACAGAATTTAATTACCCAATAGAAGCAACTGTAGATGGTGAATTACTAATACCTGCTAACTGTGTAAGAATAGACACAGTAGGTAATAGTGCAACTGTTGATGTTGTTCAGCGTGGTTCACGCCTTTATGACAGAGAAAAGTTTTCATTTACTAAATTTGTTGGTACGTATTATGTAGAAATGGTTTTACTTTTACCTTTTAATGAGTTACCTCAACACGCAAAAAGATACATTGTAGTAAAAGCTGCAAGGCGTTTTCAAGCCCGTTATATGGGTTCAGAAGCGTTAGGTGGTTTTACAAAAGATGATGAGCAGGAAGCTATGAGTTACTTTACGCAATGTGAAGCTGCACTTGAGGATAACAATATTTATCACGACTCATATGATATGTATAAAATAGTACACAGAGGTGCTCCTAGACGAGCAATAAGGTGATAGTATGCCATTAGTAAGTACAGCTATCCCTAATCTATTAAATGGTATTAGCCAACAACCTCAAACATTAAGACAAATAACTCAAGGCGAAGAACAAATCAACGCCACATCTTCTGTTATTGATGGTCTAGTACGCAGACCACCAACAGAACATATAGCAAAAATTATTAGTTCTGCTGTAAGTGGAGCAAGTGTCCACATTGTAAATCGTGATGCAGATGACCAATATATTGTTGTTATATCTGCTACTACAAGTTCAGCTACTATACAAATATTTAGTTTAGATGGTACTGTTACAACGTGTACTACTCCTGATGGAGTTGATTATTTATTTTGTGCTAATCCTGCACAGGACTTAGAATTTTTAACTGTTGCCGATTATACCTTTGTTGTAAATAAAACAAAAACTGTCGGAATGGAAGTAGCAGTTACGAATGGTAATGTAACATCTAAGCATCAAGAATTTACAGACTTACCTACAACTGCGACTGTAAATGACATTTATGAAATAATTGGAGATAATACTAACCAATTTGATAATTACTATGTTAAAGCATTAAGTGCAAATACTTATGAAGAAACAGTAAAACCTAATATTAAATATCAATTAGATGCTACTACAATGCCACACTCATTGGTATTAACTTCAGGTTCATTTGCATTTAGAAAAAATACTTGGGGAGAAAGAACTGTAGGTGATGAAGATTCAGCACCAAATCCTTCTTTTGTAGGAAGAACAGTTAGTAATATTTTCTTTTACAAAAATAGATTAGGGCTGCTATCAGACGAATATGTTTTGTTTAGTCAGTCAGCTAATTTCTTTAATTTCTTTCCTACGTCAGTTACTGCTGTTTTAGATGATGCACCTATTGATGTATCAGTTAGTCATACTAAAGTTTCACTTCTAAAACACGCTATACCTTTTAACGAGTCACTCACCTTGTTTTCAGATAGTACACAATTTACTATTGAGACAGGTGGAATATTAACACCAAAGACAATATCTATTGTCCCAAGTACAGAGTTTGAAAATGATACAACTGTTGCACCTGTGGGGGCAGGTAATTACCTCTACTTTACGACTAAGCGTGGAGACTTTACGTCAGTACGTGAATATTATGTGGAAAGCGATACAGTCATTGTGGATGCGAGTGAAGTCACTTCTCACGTACCTAAGTACATTCCGAAAAATGTAGTAAAATTAGCATCATCATCTAATGAAGATGTTTTGTTTGTATTGTCTGCAACTGATAGAAGTAAATTATATTCTTATCGTTGGTTTTGGCAGGGAACTACTAAAATGGTTTCTAGTTGGTCAGAATGGCAATTAGATAGTGGAGATTCTATCTTAGATATGACTATCTTAGAAAACGAATTGTTCTTTGTTATTAGTCGGGCAGATGGGGTACATATAGAAAAAGTTAAATTACAATATCCAATAGATACAGGATTAGATTTCTGTGTAAGAGTAGATAGAAAAGTTAGCTTAACAGGAACATATGACGCTCCAACAGACACTACTACTTGGACACTACCTTATGCGTATTCAGGAGCAATGAAAGCTATTAAGAGTGGTTCATGGTCTTCACGTAAAGGTACAGATATAACTATAACCCGTCCTACAACAACTACTGTTGCTGCTGTCGGAAACTATAGTTCTGCTCCAGTAATTTTAGGAGTACCTTACACAACTTCTTATAAATTCTCTACTCAATTTGTTAGAGAAAATCAAGGGAAACAATCTGTACAATCAGGAAGATTACAACTAAGAACTATGCGTTTGAATTATGAGAACACAGGTTTCTTTAAAGTTCTTGTAACCCCTGAAGGTAGACCTACAGGTTCATATGATATGACAGGTCAAATACTAAACTCAACAAGCACAACAGTTGAAGATATAAATATTATATCAGGAACATTTAGGTTTCCTATCCAATCTAAAAATGACAGGGTAACTATACAGATACAATCAGACAGTCATTTACCATGTAATTTTCAATCAGCAGAGTGGGAAGGTTATTACACCATTCGTTCTCAAAGGATTTAATGTGTTAGAAACATCTTATATTATTGACAAATTTACTATTATAAATGTAGTAAATGCCGAACCAATGGATGCACTTAGCTTATCTAATAGATTACGAAAGCATGATTTATTAGAAGTAGAGTCTATGGGAAAAACACCTTTACAATCTTTAATGTCAGCTTTTGAATTAATTGACTCTGAAGTTTATTCTATAATTGAAATGAAATTTAAGGAAGAAGAAGGTAATGTTATTTTTAAAGAATCAAAAGTTATTGCTATGTTTGGTGTTAATAAGTGTCCCCATTTATCAAACTATGGGGTGGCATGGATGTTATCTTCCTGTGACTTAGAAAAATATTCAAAACCATTTCTACGTTATTGTAGAAAATGGATACAAAAAATTCAACAAAAATATGAAGTTCTTTATAATCTAGTACATTGTCAAAATGCCCAAGGCATACGTTGGTTACAATGGTGTGGGTTTGATATTAAAACATCCAAAACGTATGGAGTTAATGGTGAAGATTTCTATTTATTTATAAGAGAGAAAAGCAATGTGTGACCCAGTAAGTGCAGCAGTAATGATGGTGGCTAGTTCAGCAGTCCAATATAAACAAGCTAGTGACGCAGCAAAAGCAGGAGAAAGAAGAAACAACGCTATAGCAGCAAACGCTCAGATAGCTTACGAAACAGATTTAGATATTATTGCTAGGCGTAGAGAAGAAGAACTCGATAAATATGGGCAAACACAATTTGATGTTAAAGAGGACGCAAAGAAAAAACGTGCAACTGCAATAGCATCTAATACATCTATTAGTGGTTTCTCTGTTCAAGATGTAATAGATGAAGTTTCATTTCAAGAAGGTGTTGTAACTGTCAGAAACCAAAAAACAGAAAAGAATATTATGGCTAAGTTGTTAGATGATGAAAAATTATCTGAATCAAAAATGATAGCTAGAATAAATAACATCACACCAACTGTAAGACCTTCATTCTTAGGCACAGCTTTAGAGGTTGGAACAGGTTTATCAACTACTTTTGAGTTTGATACAGCAGGTGATTTAAAGTTTAGGACTTAGTTTAAAAGGAAATATTATGGCAGAAAGAGCACAAATTAAAGATGTAATAGGTACAGGGAGTGTATCAACTCCTATGGCAACACCTATTGATGCTTTTATGGGAGCACCACAAGTTGCTCCAAATTCAGGGTTAACACAATTAGCACAGGCTCTTAGTAAAGGTGCTGACAGATTAATTGCATCAGGGCAGAAAGACGCAAAGAAAAAGAAGAAGGAAAAAGATTTAAAGGATAAAGCAAGACTAAGTTCTATTGCTGCTGAAATTAGGAAAGAACAGAAAACTGGTGTTATTAGTAAAGTAAGAATTGGAGAATTGCACCCTGATTTATCTGTTACAAACCAAGTATTACTAACACAAATGTTAGCATCTAATGATACATCAAAAACTTGGAATACAGTATTTGAAGACTTTAATAAAAACCCATATGACGCAAGTGGTGAAAATCAAATTAATAATAAAGTTAAATTAGATAGTTGGGTTGAGGGGCAAAGAAACGACATTAGAAAACTTTATGAATACCAAGATAAAGACACAGGGGAAATGAAGGTACATGACTTTGCATATGCAGGGGCATTAAATAAATTTAACCAAATGTTAGCTTCTCACGAAAGTAATTGGTCAAGTCAAAGACGAGAAAACAACACAAAAATTACTACTGATTATTTAGAACAGGAAGTTGACGGGAATGTTAGAAAAACTTTGAACACCCCTGATTCTAAGGGTAACTATAATTTTACACAAATGTATGAAGATATAGAAAACTCTCAATTTAAAGATGATAAAGGTCAACCACTTATGGTATTAGACCCTGATGTAATTGATGACACAGTTTTTACATCAATCGTAGCGTCAGCAGAATTTATGACTACAGTAGATAAGAATGGATTCGTACAAGGGATTGCATTATTAGATTCTATACCAAAGCGTTTAAGAGAAAAAGGTGGGAATGAAAATATTATTCTAGCTATGAAAGCAAAGATGAATGATAAAGCAAGTAATAATATGCTTAAAAAAATGAGAATGGACGAACACCTTAAAACAGTAGGATTAAAAAATGCTAAAGCAGAACTTTACACAATGTTTGATGGTACTTTTGATGGAACAGCAGAGAAAAATAAATCTCTAAAGTATAAGAAAGAGGATTGGCAAAAAGCAGCAGATGCTTATATTAATAACGCACCTATATTACAAAGAGCAGAATTAAAAACATTTTTAATGACAATTAATGATTACGACCAAACAACAGTAAACCCTGCAGACAGTCTAAAAAATAAAATATTACTTACAAATAAAATTGTCACTTTTTCTACAACTGATAATTTGGAAGAAGTATTATTTAGAAGTGATTCAGATAAAAAATCTTATAAAGATGGCACAACAAATGAAAAAATGTCTATGCTTATGACAAAAGTAGAAGACATGATAGAGAATGACGAGTTAAGTCTTAAAGATGGTATGGATGTTTTTAAAAACCTAGAAACATATATGGAAGGTAGTGATGTTTTAGCCGACCCTCTAATTGATTCTACGTTTAATGAAACTGTGGGGCAAACAATCCAAGCAAATATGAAAGCAGTTACAGGTACTTTAGACCAAATAAAAGGTACAAAATTCTACTCTCAATTAAAACAGGTATATCTTAAAGTTGTTAGAACATCAGTTATGAACTCAATAAACGATAAAGGTGTTGTACCTCAACAAGAAGCCTTTTTAGATATACTTGATAAATCTGTTCTATTGTCTTTATCAAGGATGGGATTAACAAATACTGATGGTATGTTAAGTTCTGAAAAACTAGACAATGTAATGAAGAATGAATTAGGTCTAGCAGTAAAACCATTATCTGATAAAAATAAACCTGTTGAATTAACTGGTGAATAACCTAACGTAAGGAAACAAAATGGCAGAAAAAGAAATTTTTACTTATGGTGGGGTTGATTATTCATTTCAAACAGGTCTTACAAAAGAAAGAAAAATAGAAAAGATAAAACAACATTTAGAAAAAACTAAGAAAAAACCTGAAGTAACAAAAAGTGTAACACCACCTGTTACATCTTCAGAAGATATGCCACCTGCTGAAAAAGCTACTGCAGGTAGCCCCAAAGTAACTTCACCTACTACCACTAAACCAGTAGTAAAAGAAGAAGAATCAGATTTAGACAAAGCATTACGTCTACAAGAAGAAAAATCTAAAGTTGCAAAAGCTGAGTTAAAAAAGAAACAAAGCGAATTTCCTAACGGGGATGCAAGAATTTTTACTGAACGATATAAAGATAACGACCCCGACAATCCAGTTTATGATGCTGATTTAATTAAAGATGATAACTGGATTGCTGCTGCTAAAGTCATGTTTAAAATGAAAGAAGGTAGAGAGTGGGGGAGTGATGAAGATGATGGTGAAGACGCTAACGTAGCACGTTATGCCCTTAACGAAATGGGGTGGTTTAATTATAACCTTCCACGTATGGGTTATGATGCTGCTAGGATTGCATCATGGGCAACTGAAGATGAAAAGAGAGCCTTTCTTTATTTAATGGAGCAGTATGGGGATTTAGGTAATGCAACTTTAGCAGGTACAGGAAGACTTGTTAAAGGTATGGTTACTGACCCTGCTAATATATTTGGTATCTTTACTTTAGGGGGTTCATTTCTTGTAGGGCAATCAACTAAACTAGCTACAAGAGCAGGGTTACTGGAACTATTAAAGCGTTCTATAACAACTGCGACTGTTGGTGGTGTTAATGGATTTGTCTATGGTGGTCTTGATGCTACAGGCAGAGAGATAGTACATAGTCAAGGTACTGACTCTGCATTTAGAGGTAGTAAAGTTTGGCAAGGTTCATATAAAGGTGCAGGAGCAGGTGCTATCTTAATGGGGGGTGGTAAAGCAACTATTGGATTAGGTAAATCATTATTTAATAGAAGTGCAGGTGAGATAGGAGAAAAAGTCTTACCAAAAATTGATTCTAATATGATTGGTAAGCAAGACTTAATAAGCACAAAAGAAGGTATTAAAGAAGGTGTCAACGTAAGGGTTAATGATGGAAAAACTAAAACACCAAAAAAGGGTAAAGTTCTTGGTGATGTAAAAGCAGATGGCACAGTTGATGTTTCTATTCCCTATGGTAAACAAGGTAAAACAAAAATTGTAAATGTAGAAGCTGAAAATCTTTCTGTTATTACTACAAAGAAAGTACCTGATACTAATGAAATTAAAGTTGAAAACAAAGTTGTAAACTCAGACCCAAAATCAACAAAAGAAAAATTAGCCCAAACATTAGATACAACCCCAGGAGAAATGAGAACAGGGCTACAACATTTAGTTGCAAAAATTAATGAAGTATTACCTAGAAGTAAAAGTGGGAAATGGGAAGTGTCTGCTACAAGAGGTGGTGATGACGCTAACATTGTACAAAGAAATTTAGGTAAATTTGGGGGTGGTCAAACTCAGTCAATGTCAATTCTAAGGGAAATGACAGAGAAAATTTTACAACCACTTAAATCAGCAGGGGCATTACACCCTACACAAATACGTGCATATTTATATAAAGCAGGATTAGACGCAAAACAAGAGCAACTATTAAAGGATACAGTTAATACACTATTAAACGAATATAAAACTAGGTATGACACACTTGTTAATGAACTTAGAACTAACCCTAATTTAACTATTAAAGAAATTCAAGAAATGTCTAAACTCTCTGATGAGTTAGACGAATTGATGATGCCTTTAAATGATATTTCTACAGGTATTGCTAGTCAAGCAGGTAGAACTCTACAGTCAAACGCTGCTGCAAAAGCTGCAGGTAGTAAAGTTATAGGTAATCAGGGGCTAGGAGATAAGACAGGTGGTCTAACTATACAACAAGTTATGAGGGAAACTGGATTTGATGTTGGAGCAGCTACAAAAGAATTTTGGAAACTCAATGAAGCTATAGAAAAAGCTATCGAAAGAGATGCCAACATTATTAAACTAAGAAAAGCATATGATGATTTAAAATCAAATGGCGAATTTAATGAAGCAGCTAAAGCACGTAGATTGCATGACGCTGAAGTAGCCCGTAAAAAGGGAGAACTTTCTGATAGTTTCTTTGGTAAAGTTGGTGGTAGTATAAATTATGCTATAAGAATACTAAATGAAATTGCCATTAGTAATGTGTTTTCTCCTACTACATTAATGATTAACACAATCCCTTCTGCAGCTAAAATGTTTTATAGACCTATTCTTAATAACATTGGTGCTGATGGTTTGTCATGGAAAGCATGGAAAGTTGGTATGGGAGAAATGTCTGCTGTTAAACAACTTTTGTTTTCAGGTAGAAAAGCAGCTTTTCAAGCCTTTAAATATGAAAGGTCTATGCTAACTGGTGATTCAGCTAGGTTCTTAGAAACTCAAACTATGATACCAAAGAAATATGGTGGTGGAATTATTAGAATATTTCCTAGATTACTATTAGCTACAGACGCAATGTTTGAGCAAGTTTTCTACAGAAGCTACATTGTAGGGGATGCTACAGCAACAGCTATAGAACTTGGTGTTAAAAATGGTCTAAGTAAAAAACAAATTAACATTGAGATTGATAAAGCAGTTAAAAAAGCTATTAAGGATGGTTACGAACCAATCCCTAATGCTGTCGATATTATTACAGACAACGCAAGGGATACAAACTTTATTGGTAGAAGATTTAGAAATGTAGATGAATACGTTGAGTCTGAACTTAAAAAGTTTGGGGATGGCAAAGGAAAAATTGTTGACCCCAACGCAACTGAAAATTTAACAGCAACTAATAAAAAGGGTAGAGATTATACTCAAGACGCTTTATTCAAAAAAGATTTTGATAAATACAACAGCACAACAGGAGCAATACTTGCAGGATATGAAAACCTAGTTAATAAAGCACCTGTGTTACGTTTAATGGGACAGTTATTCTTTAGAACTCCTGTAAGGGTTTTTGAAGAAGGTCTAAGACTAACCCCAGGATTACAGTTACTTCATCCTAATATGAGAAAGAACTTGCTTCCTGAAACAGCTACTTCAAGGGCAGCACACGCTAGAGCAATGGGAGAAGTAATGCTTTCCCAATCGTTACTAGGGTCTGCTTTCGGTTTGTATATGTCAGGTAACATAACTGGTGCTACTGGTAGAGATTATAAACAATCAAGAGCAGGAGAAGATGCAGGTTTCTTACCACCTTATAGTATAAGAAATCCTATAACTGGTGAGATATTTAATTATAGAACCTTTGACCCTTTCTCTACTCCATTAAAAATTATTGTAAGTATAGCCGAAGAACAATCAATGCTAGATTATCGTAAAGCACAAGGAGAATATGTAGGTAAAGAAGAACAAATATTAAAAGAACGACTTCATATAAGTTACATGGTTATGTATCGAATTATACATGACACAAATTTATTTGCAGGTGTATCGGATATATTAACTCTTGGTGAAGATTTAATGAATGATGATGCAGGTTCTGAATGGTTAAAGTTTTGGGGAAACAAAGCAAAGAACGCTGTCCCAAATACTTACTTTAAATCAATGATGCAACAACACCCTCTACTAGCTTCTCCTGAAGATTTTGGACAAGTTATGAGGTACAGACTTAATCCTACTAATAAACAAGATGGTAGTGAATGGTATGAATTAGATAATGCAAAAATTGATGCAGCCCTTGAATTTCTTGGTTTGGAAAAATGGGGAGCAGTACAACATCAACATTCAGCTTTAGGAGATGTTAGAGAAAACCCTAATCCTGGGGGTCTGTTAAATCTTTTTGATTTGTTAGAACCTGAAGAATTAAAAGATAGGTTTCCTGTAAAAGTTTATAGGGGTAATGATGAAAATGGTAAACCAGTATTCTCTGAAGATTATGACCAAACTGTAAAAAAAGATGTTGTAGCGAAATTTTTATGGAAACTTGGTAAAGCTAATGATGTGAATTTTATTGCACCAGTTAAATACGATAAGTTATTTCCTGATGTACCTAATACTAAATTAAAATATACGACTGAAAATAGTAGGTTTCCTAGAGAAACTTTATATAACAGGATGCAAAGGTATATGAAGATGGCACAAGGTGTTCCTTTGGGTGGGGATGGAGCAACATTAATAGATATGTTGCATGAAATTGCTACTGACCCTGAATACACAATAGGTAGACCTTCAGCAAAAGGAAAATTTGCAGGTACAGCATTACAGGCAACTCGTAAAGTATTATCAAGCTATAGAGATTTAGCTTGGGCACAAATATTTGAAGAAGAAAAATGGGCAGAATCAGCATTGATGGATAAGAAAACAAAAGATGCTAACGCTACTCTAGGACAAAATGACCCACAAGGTAACACAAGAGGAAATGCTTTTAACTTACCTATGGGGATACAGTAACACCATTAAAAGGATTAAAATATGGCATACGCACTAACTAAATACACAGGAAATGGGAATACTGTGACCTACACTATTGGGTTTGACTATCGTCAAGCTGCTGATGTTAAGGTAAAAATTAATGGTGTTGATAAAGTAGCAGACACAACATCTCAAACAAATGATTATTCGTTTCCCTCGTCTAATCAAATAACTTTTACAACAGCACCTGCTGACCAATCAGCTATTACTATTAGGCGTTCTACAAGTCAAGACGCAAGACTTGTTGATTATGTTGCAGGGGCAGTTTTAAAAGAAGCTGACTTAGACGCTGACTCTACTCAAGCGTTCTTTATGGCACAGGAATCTATTGATTACGCTCAAGACTCTATTGCTGCTTCAGATGTAACGGGAGCATTTGATGCAGGAAACAAAAAGGTTGGAAATGTTGCAGACCCAACACTAGCACAAGATGCTGTAACAAAGAATTATCTCGAAAATACTTGGTTAAGTTCAGCAGATAAAACGAGTATTAATACGTTAGCTGCAAATAATAGTGCAATAACTACTCTTAATACTAATATGAGTGCTATTACTTCAGTAAATTCAAATGAAACAAATATTAATACACTTGTATCTAATATAGGTTCAGTTAGTGATTTTGCTAATAGGTATCGTATTGCAACAACAGACCCATCAGCGTCATTAGACGAAGGTGATTTAGTATATAACAGCACAGACAACCAACTTAAATTTTATAATGGAACAAGTTGGAACGCTGTAGCGACAGGTGCTGACGTTAAGGCAGGGGTGTCTGCGAATGATACATCCCCAGGATTTCTTAATGGCAAACTTGTTGCAGGTTCAAACATTACGTTTGTAGAAAACAATGATGGTGGAAATGAGACACTAACTATAAATGGTACTGCTGCTCTATTTAGTGCAGAAAGGTTGGCAACAACTTCAGAAGCACAGGCAGGAACAGATAACACTACAGGTATGACACCTTTACGTGTTAAAGAAGCTATAACTCATAATGCAGGTACAGTAAATAATGCTGCATTTTATGGTTTTAAACAGACTAATGGGGTACTGCAGGTTGATGGAACAACAGGTGGTGGTTCAGAAGCATACACACTTTCTGACTATAAAGATTCAGAATTTGCATCTTTGGGATTGACGTTTGCTATTAATAGTAATGGTCATCTATTAGTAACAACACCCTAGTCGGTAAAAACAATTTAATTTAAAAAGGAAATAAAAATGGCAACGATTGATGTCGGTAAAATAAAATTTGTGTGGAAAGGTGCTTACGCTGCAGGTACTGCCTACACAGTTGATGACGTAGTGTCTTACTTAGGAAGTTCTTGGGTAAACATACAAGCAGGTACAGGACAAACACCTGCAAATGGCAGTTCATATTGGGAACTAATGGCAGAGGGACAAGCAACTCTGACTACTAATGGTGACTTACTAACTGTTACTGGTGGTAGTCAAGCACGATTACCTATTGGTAGTACAGGGCAGGTTCTGAAAGCAACCTCATCTACAGCAGTAGGATGGGAAGCATCTTCAGGAGATGCCACTCATAAACCACTAGGTAGTAATATACCTCGTTATGCTCATACAACTGAAACTACAACGTATGGTACAGGGGGTAAATATCCTTGGTTAGCAGATTATGCTAATAACTATATACCTTATGATGGTTTACCTAATGGTTCTTTATCGCCTGTTAAGCGTGATAGAAACGAAGGTTACGTTTCAGGTGGATTTTTCATGATGTATCTAAACGAAAACCATGAAATATGTCACAGGGGTTATTCTTACAATGGTATAGGTAGTGTAGTTAATACTCATACTGGGAATATGGAAACCACTATGCCACTATCAATGGAATTTGGTGGTATGCAATCAGGTGAATACTTTGTTCGTATATGGTACTCCCAATATTCAGCATGGGCACTAACTAATAAAGGTGACTTGTGGTGCTTTGGTGAGAATGATGATGGTGAACTAGGACTTGGTGATACAACTGCTAGATACCAATGGGTAAGAAACCCATATCTAGGTGTTAATGCCACCAACAATAGTGTTACTTGTCGTGTAACAGGATTTACATTCAGTTACAAAATGGGTTACGAAGGACAAGGAACTAACACTTGTCACGTAATTCTTGAAGATGGGCGAGTAATGTCATGGGGACACAATGGTACAGGACAAATAGGGGATGGCACAACAGCTAATAAAAGTGTACCTACTATAATTTCTGCATTATCAGGTGTAGATATATGTCAAATCTCTGCAGGTTATCGCACAACTTTATACTTAGACACAACAGGTCAGGTGTGGGGTACAGGTGCAAACGATAATGGAGTTATGCAAGGTGCTAATAGAACAGCCCCATTCCAAATGGGAGTTACTGGTGTTGTTCAAATTCTTAACTATTCGGGTTATGGGTATTCAGCAGACTATGGTTCAAATATGTTTGCATTACAAGCTGATGGTGACTTATATGGTATTGGATATAATAACTATGGTGCATTAGGTATTGGTTCAACGAGTGCTGTATCAGCATGGACACAAGCAGGTGGTTCTCTGAACTTTGCTGCAGTTATATGTGCAGGAGAACCTGAATATACAACTATGTTAGCGTTTCAAGGAACTCCTGGAGATTTGTATGACACAACAAACGGGCTACCAATCTATATGTGTGGTTGGGGAGGTGATGGACAAATAATGCAAGGTAACACTACTTCTTCAAACTCATCTCTTGTACAACCACAGACAGACGTATATGGTTCAAATCGTTCTGTAGTTATGAGTTCATCTGCTGATGGAACACTTTCTTCTAACGAAATGTCATTTCCAAGAAATAATATTGTAGCTGCATGGGGTGTTCGTGAAGGTTCTTATTCAACATCTACATGGTTTTTCTTGGACAACCAAGGAAGACTATGGACAAGTGGATATCATGAAGTAGATTATAACTACCAAGCAAATACTTCAGCAGTTAGTTATACCAATGCACAACCTGACCATAATAATTGGATGCACACTTTGTCTTCAGGGACAACGTATGCAGGTAAGGTAGCTGAAACTATTGAAGATTTATATTGTCAAGGACACTTCTATAGTGCTTATTGGAATCACTTCATTAGAACATCTACCAATGAATATTGGACAAGGGGTAATAACATCCACTACTTGTATGGTGGTAATACTACGCAAACCAAATATAAATGGTCACGTTGGAATCTTAACTAGAAGGAAAAAAAATGAAACTATATAAATACATTAAAGAACCTAAAGCTATTGTGCATCCTAAAGAATGGGATTCCACAGCAACAGGTAAAATTAAATGGTTAGGTGATGGATACGTGGCTATGGATGATGGTTGGAAAGACCTAATGGTAAGCCTAAACAAAGACACGTTTACATTGTGTGATGCTGATGATGTTATCGCTGCTAAAGCACTTAATAAATCCATGTGGGATAATAAGAAAAAGATGCGTATTCGTGAAAAATATTCGCAAGATGACGAATTTAAAGCCTTACGAACTGGTGATAAAACAGTACAAGATGGTATTGCTAAAATTATCAGCGATACTAATACAGAGAGGGATGCGTTTTACGCAATCTCTTAGTAAATGAAGATGGCACAATCACTTGAACCTGAACTAAAAGTTCAGATGGAACTTGAAGCACATGAAAAAGAGTGTGCTGTTAGGTATCAAATGGTGAATGATAAGTTGTCTGCTTTAGATAAAAGATTATGGAGATTGGAAGCTATGATTATGGTTTCCACTCTTTCTTTTATTGTATTAGCTGCAACCCTACTCACTAAAATTTAATCTTAAATTGAAAGTAGTTTTACATGATAGACCCAATTACAGCTTTTTCTGCAATTTGTGCAGGGCATAAAGCAATTATGAAAGGTGTTCAAATTGGGCGAGATTTGTCCAGTATGGGTGCTGCAGTAAAAAAATATGCACAGGGGGAAGCTGAACTACAAGTTGGAGAAGCAAGAAAAAAGAAAAGTAGATTTTCTTTAGCAGAAGATTCAGCTATAGAAAAACATTTTAAAAAAGAAGCCCTAGAAGATATGCGTAATGAGTTGCGTAGTATTTTTCAATTATATGGAAAACCTGGACAATGGGAAAGATTACAAGCTGAAATAGCAGCAGAACGTGCCGAGCAAAAAAAGATGTTAGCTGAAAAGGTACGAATTTATGACAGAAATATGACTATTGGAGTAGTAGTAGGAATATTAGCTGTAGCAACTGTTGTTCTTTATTATTGGATTGAATTTTTGAAAGGAACTTTATAATGTTTAAAGCTATTGTATTAGCGTGTTCTATTTCAAACCCTAATATTTGTATCGAATTTGAAGACACTAGAGAACAATTAATAACAAAAGAACAATGTGTGCAACGAACTTTTGAAATGCGTAATGATATTTCAGAGATGATGACAGATATGAAAGCTGTTGCCTATAGATGCACACAACTAAAAGAAGGTAGGTTTACATGATACCAATTATATCAGGTCTTTTAGGTTTGGCAGGTAACGTGGTAGAAGGTTATGTGGAAACCAAAAAAGCTAAAGCAAAACAAAAATTAGTAAAGATTGAAGCTGAAACATCTTTAATAGAAAAGAAAATTGCAGGTGAAGTTGAATGGGACGTACAGGCTCAAAAAAATTCAGGGGACTCATGGAAAGACGAATATCTCACAATTTTGTTTAGTATTCCACTTTTGCTTTGTTTCTTGCCTTGGACAGTTGAATATGTAGAAAGAGGATTTGAAGCACTTTCTCAGACTCCTGAATGGTACAAGTACACGTTAGGTGTAATTGTTAGTGCGTCATTCGGAATTAAAGGTGCAACTAAAATGTTTGGAAAAAAGTAAATGGGAGAAGTAGTGGATTTAATAATAGTAGGGTTGTTTTTACAGACCCTAACAATGATTGCTGTGTTTGTTAATACAGGAATAAATATTGTGTATAGAATGAAGGAGAGTAAAAAGTGTCAATGCAAAAAATGATGGGTGAGTTACATAAAGAACTTGCTAATAAACTTTTAGAAGTAGTGCGTGACCCTGAAGCTAAAGCAGGGGATTTAAACGTAGCACGACAATTTTTAAAAGATAATGAGATAACAGCATTACCTGCTGATAGTAATGTAATGAGAGAGATACTTGAAGGTTTGCCCTTTGACGAAAATGTAGACCAAATTCAATAACTATGGAACGTATTGTTAATTTATTTGTTAATTATTTTAACATACAGTTTGATAGAGAACCAATAAAATATTTATCAGGAAAAGGAAAACCTATGGCATATAAGAAACGAAAAACATATAAATCTCCAGTAAAAAAATCTAAACCAAAGGATAAATAATGTCTCTTTATGAAAATATTAACAAACGAAAAAAAGCAGGTACAAGCAGACCTAAATCAAAATCTACAGTCTCAGCTAAATCATATGCTAATATGAAAGCAGGTTTTCCTAAAAAGAAACCTAAGAAAAAATCGTGACGATAGACAATAGATTATTAGACTTCAAAAACTTTTTGTATATGTCGTGGAAGCATTTAAATCTTCCCGACCCAACGCCAGTACAATATGATATTGCAAATTATCTCCAAGATAAAACAGAAAGACGGGAAGTTATTGAAGCGTTTCGTGGTGTAGGTAAATCTTGGATTACGTCTGCCTATGTATGTCATCAGTTATTGTTAAATCCACAGATGAACATATTGGTTGTATCTGCGTCTAAGACACGTGCTGATGACTTTAGTACGTTTACCCTACGTCTAATCCACGAGATGCCACTCCTTGCTCATCTACGCCCCAAGGATGGGCAACGTATGAGTAAGATTAGCTTTGATGTAGCACCTGCACAAGCATCCCACGCACCTTCAGTTAAATCTTTAGGAATAACAGGACAGCTTACGGGGTCACGTGCAGATTTAATCATTGCAGATGACGTAGAATCAGCTAATAACTCACAGACACAAATGATGAGAGACAAATTAGCAGAAACAATTAAAGAATTTGAAGCTATTATTAAACCAAATGGACGTATTGTCTTCCTTGGTACGCCACAAACAGAGATGTCTATATACAATCTTTTAGATGAACGTGGTTATAAGACAAGAATATGGACTGCAAGATACCCTGATGAACGCTTAAAGGTAGCTATGCTAGGCAAATTAGCCCCTGTGATAGCCGATAAAGAGGGCGTAGAGGGTAAACCTACAGACCCCGATAGATTTGATGACACAGACCTCTTTGAGAGAGAAGCGTCATATGGTAAATCAGGGTTCGCCTTGCAGTTTATGCTAGATGTGTCTATGTCAGACGCTAATAAATACCCACTTAAATTAAATGACATGATGGTTATGAGTGGGGCGAGTAGTTGGAGTGAAGCACCTGTCAAAGTTCAATGGGCATCAGGTAGAGAACAGCTAGATGCTTGTAAACAAATACCTAACATTGGACTTAAAGGAGACTATTGGTGTGCACCTATGACAATATCCCAAGAGATGTCTGCTTGGGACGGGTCAGTAATGAGTATCGACCCTGCAGGACGAGGGAAAGACGAAACAGCTTACGCAGTTGTAAAGATGATGAAGGGTCAGCTTTATCTGACAGCGAGTGGTGGGACGAAGAATGGTTATCAAGAGCCTTCTCTGCAAGTCTTGACAGCAATCGCAAAAGAACAGAACGTAAACAAGATAATTGTAGAAAGCAACTTTGGAGATGGGATGTTTACTCAATTATTAAAACCTGTTTTAGCAAAAGTTCACCCTGTTAATATAGAAGAAGTACGACATAACACACAAAAAGAGAAAAGAATAATAGATACATTAGAACCTATGCTCAATTCTCACAGACTTGTAGTTGACGAAAAGGTAATTATAGATGACTACAATGCCGACACAGACCTAAAATACAAATTGTTTTACCAACTAACACGATTGACCAGAGATAGGGGTGCATTAATACATGACGATAGACTAGATGCGTTGTCTATAGCTGTTGCCTATTGGATAGACACAATGGATAGGGACATAGAAGCTGCTGTAAATGACCATAAATCAGATATGCTAGACGAAGAACTAGAGAGATTTATGGAAGCTGCAGTAGGTAGACAACCTAAGAAAGACAACTGGACTAATGTCTATAATTAATACCCCCTCATTAAGTAAGAAACCCCTATAGGTATACTTATAGTAAAACTATATTAATAGTAGTAAGTGTAATACTAATAACTACTACTCTATAGTAGACACTATCAGTTACCTATAGGTGTACTTAAAATAATTTGGTAAAAAAATCTGAGTAGGTATAAACGTATATCATTGCCCGTTTTACCCCATAGCCCCTTTGCTCAAACACCATAAAAAAAGGCAAGGCAAGGTAAAAATTGTTTCAATAAATGTTCTAAATTCTGCAGAATCTAAATTAAATAAAGGGTTTTCATGAGATTAAATAGCCCATTTCAAAATGAATGCTGCTTAAATTCAATTAGTTTTCTATTTGTTTCTGTCTTTGTT